CCGTTTTCTTTACTTCACGAATCCACGTTTCTCCATCCTTTTCTTTCGCAGCGTCAAACCAATGAGCCTGCGCCGCCGGATGTTTTGTCTTGGTATATGTGAGTGCTTCCTTTGCACGAGTCTTGCCAGAATACTGGCTGACAAGCACCTTTTTTGCGCCTTTACGTGCCCACGGTGATCCGGTTTTCTCGTCCACCATGCCCTTGCCTTCATAGAGGAAACGTCCTTGCGGAGCATAAGCGGCAAACACTCTCCCGGATCCCTGCAACGCCGCACTCGCCGCTCTGGTGACGTTTACGAAGGTTCCGTTCTCCATTGGCATAAACGGCACCATACTATTCATGACAGCGCCGTCAAGCTGATACTGGGCTTTCCGATACTGCTCTTCAAAACGACTCATATCAATCTTGACTTTCACATCTCCATCAACGACAGAGAACCCTTTGAAGTGGTGTGTTTTACTTGCCATTATTTGCGCCTCCTTTTTCCGGTATAAACAAATTCCAAATTTTTCCCTGTCCAGTCAACATCTTTAGCCTTTACTGTAGATTCAATGACTTTTACTCCTGGCTTCGGTCTTCCAAGCGGTGTTTTTGTCCATCGCTCCGCCTGCGCTCTTGAAAGAAACACCCAGTCATTTTTGTTTATGCTATCTCCAATAGTTGCCCGGTAAATCTTCACATCTGAGTTCCTGTCTTTTAAGGAATTGATCTGTGTTATAGTTTCCGTGGCAAGCTTGCTATTCACCACATTTGGGGAAAGGCTATTGAGTTTGTCTCGCATTTCGGATACATTCACACCGTTGGTTGATGCTCTGCCAGACCCTCCATTGTTCCCTTGATAGCTTAGATTGCTGCTTCCGCCACGTCCTCCCATAAAAACACCTACTTCCCAAGAATCTCAAAATGGGGAATCACAGTATACGGACCGCCGGCGCTTGTGATTTTAAACACAAAATCATGTGCACTATTCATATGCTGATAGAATCCATTTCGATAGTCACCATCGCTCACCACTCCACCTGTCCACTCGCCCTCCCAAAAGAAATCATCCGGTCCAAATGTAATACTTTCTGCCAGCTTATCATTCGTCTGCCGTTTCCATTCCTTCGGGGATCGCCACGGGATCATTCCGTTCTCTGTCGAGATCATTAAGCCGTCAACATCATGGTTTGTGGCGTGCATATAGTACGGGATGTGGAGCTGTGCATTGTCTGTACTGTCCGCCCCGTACTTCTTGATGATCGCCCCGCGGTCCGTGTTCAAATCCACATTATGGAGGATGTGCGGATACCACATAGCATCGCCGGATGTGGGGCTTTCATAATAGTTGAAAACTGTCACAGTTTTATCGTACATGCTCACACCTCACATAACGCATGATTGAATTTGTCATGAAACGCTTTAATTCTCACAATGCTCCCAGTGCATTCCTCCGGCACACTGCCGTAAAAGATAATGCTTTCCGGGTGCAATCGCTCCACCATTGCATTATAGCCGGATAAGAATAGGCGTTTTTTTCCTATACTGTTCATGCAGCCCACGGAAGATATCGCCACGGTTCCGCCCTCTGGCTCACCGTCAAAGCACCAATCATAGGAATCTGGCGTGCTCCATGAGATTGTGGGGATCACTCTGCAACCGTATTCCTGCAAATAAGCGCCGATCCAGTGCTTTCGGAAGTGATTGTATATCTGGATTGCCTTTGGAAAGTCCGTATACGTGCTGAAATCTGGCGTGAGAACATACCGAAATCGGCTTAGTTTATCGATGTATCGATCCACATTTCTCCACAAGGCATCGAACTGATAGTCATCCAGAAAGAAATGCACGCCCTTCTGATCCTCATGCGTGACTTTCCCTCTTGCATAGTTGAAGCCAATGAACTCACATTCCCCTTCGAATGTTTCCGGGTATATCTGCGGTATTCCATATTCTCCAACGCCGTTAAAAAGGCGGCGGTTTAAGTTTTCGTATGCCATACTATTTGATTTATCAGACATAAGTTATTCCTTACTGATGTCTGTCTTGCTCATTCTCTTCCACAATTCCGTGAGCTTTTCCCAGCCATACATAGCCACAAACGCCACGATGAACCCTGCCATAATCGCCGCGAGGATCATGTACCACAAAATTTCTGTGTGGATGTACTGCATGTATGCCACAAAAGCCGCCACAGTAATCCCGATGGAAAGAACGAAGACAAGCGCATCGGTCGGGAGCTTCGCAAGGAACCCGACCCCCTTAAATACCTGAGTGATGACAGACACACAGAACGCGAGAGCGCCGATCACTGCAATAAGCACTGTCATGTTTGAAAGTAATGTTTCCATTCTGTTCTCCTCTTACTTCTTGACTTTTCTCACTTTTCCATCACGATACTCAAGCCCCGTTGCCGGTCCGGTGCATGTAGTCGGATCAACGATGTTTCCCTCTTCATCCTCGCACCATCCTTTTGCGATGCAGAGTTTTCTTTCACCAGTGTTCCAGTAGAGTCCTGTTCCCGGGCCTGTATAGTAAGAGATCAGTTCATCCACCGCCGGGGAATCCTGTGTCCCATTATTTGCCATTGCGTCATCAATCGCCGCATTGATTTTATTTGTATACTCCGGAAGATCCTTTACGTTTAACATTGCATTCTCCTCTATAGTCCCGCATACAATAGCGGGGTTCCATCATCAGTTACAACTCCCATTAGATACAGCATTGCCGCGTCACTGAGGAGCTTGTTTGCGGCTTTTGTGTCTCCTGCCGCAGAATATACAGCCGACCACTCTTTCGCCGCCGCGCCGATCTGCTGTGCTGTCGCATAGGATATGGACTCACTGCCGGCTGATTTCGAGGTGATGATCCCGGTCGTTGTTCCATTTGCGTCAGTAGCTGCAGACGCGCCAGAGGCGGCAACAAGTGCCTGTTTCTGCGCGAGATCCAACTGATAGTAGATCTCCGCCATAGCACATACGGCTTTCTTGATCCGTTTCTGATATTTCTCCGGTGTAGGTAGTCCGTCCGTCAGCCGATCAAATGTCAGCGTGTCGATAAAATCACTCGCTCTTTCTGCAAGCCGCATAAAATCAGATTCCGGCACGACATTGCCGAAAAATGATTTTGAGTAAAATTCATAATCTGCGTATGCCATGCCGGAATCCTCCTTAGCCTCTGGTCTTGATCTGCGCGATCGGGATCGCTTTGATCGGGAAATACTTCTTTGTGGAAGTCGAGTTGTTATTCGCAAGCTCCCAGTTTGCGCCAGTCTCAAGCTGTGTGTTTGTCGGGGAGATGAAGGACGGCTGTTTGAAGCTGATACCATACGGGGAGAAAATCTTTCTCTGACGGGAATATAAAGTATCCACGCCGCCGTTAGTCTTTGCGTCTCTATCCATCTCATACGGGACTTTTACACCGCAGTTTGTGTACTCGATTGCACCAGCGCCGAGAACGTATGTGGTGTATACAGTTCCAGCCGGAAGGAGTTTGACATAATCACCTTCGTTCGCGTCCGGAATGTCTGTAGTTACGCTTGCTTTTGCGACCTCACCAGCTCCGGTGCCTGCGGTCGTAACTTTGAGCGCTCCCGGGTCTGTCTGAGATGCTTTGACGTATTTCGCCTCCGCCGCCGCTGTCGGCATGTTGTCGTCAATGAGGACGGTTCTTCCGTTTAAGGTTGCGAGGGTAAGGTCTCTCTCGATTCCGTCTCCGTCTGTATACTTCATGTATGCGAGGAGTTTAAGATTCTCGAGATCTGTCGCAATCTTGGAATGCATGATCGCAAGGCTGAATTTCGCCTTATTGTCTCCGAGGGCTTTCTGAATGGCGTTGTTGAGGGTGGTCTCCGCGAATCCGCTATTTGTCGGGTCGAGGGATACGTCATAGGTGTGCCCGTTCACGAACTTAAGGTTCTCAGCTCCCGTCATGGAGAAGACGCCTTTCAGCGTTGCAAGAAGCGTTTCCTGATCCACATCATCCCAATACTCTGCGACTTCCTGCGCAGCCGGGAGGAAGTCCTCGCCTGTGATGTCTGTAGAGAAGTCTTTCTCTGTCCATCCATGAGCACGGCCAACAACGATTCTACCGTGTGTGTACGTCTCCCTAGAATCTGCTGTGATGTTGGTGGAGCCGTCATAGTTGTCCGGTGTACCGCCGATTCTCGCCTTGATCGGCACCGTGATATAGTTGCCGCCTGTCTGATCCGGCAGCATAGCCGCATACTGGGATTTCTCCACGATCGCGCCGGACTTTAACAGTGCATTTCTGTTGAGGTTCGGGACCGTGTCCACATATGCGCCAAATACTTCGCCATTAAAATTCTTAAGGTCAAATAATGCCATAAAAAAATCCTTTCTACCCATAACTGTTAAAAGGTGTGTAGGTTAGCGGCAGCACTCAAAATGTGCCGCCGGTCGTTCGTTTACATATACTGTTTGATGTCAAGATCCGGATTCTCGTTCTTCATCTTCATCAGCTCGGACATCGTGTATTTCGGTGCGTTGTTCGGGTTGCTTGCCGGTTTGGTGAAGCGCGCCGCGTTCTGTTTTGCGCGTTCCTGCTGCCTGTCAACGAAAATCCCGGTCTTCTGGGTTCCGTCCTCTCCGGTGGTCATCGTTTTGAAGATGTCGCCGATAGACTTTCCCCGTGCGGAATCTTTTCCCAGCTCTTCCATGAGAGCGTTGCGATAATGGTCTTCTGTGATGTCGTTCAAAAACTCATACATCCTGTTTCCCTTATCATCCGTGGAAGACAAGAAATCATTCACAGTCTTTTCAACTTCGATTTTCCGCGCGTCATCCGCACGCGCTTTTTTCTCATCATTAAGCTGCGTTGTCAGTGTTGCAATCTGTCTTTTCAGATCATCGACATCAACATCTTTGAATCCGTCAAGCTTTGCCAGCACATCGTCAAGGGATGTTTTATACTCGTCCCTCTTGCGCACCACATTGTCATAATCTGATTTTGCCCGATAGTTTTCACTCATCTTCGCCTTCAGATCGTTTTTCTTATCCTCCGGGATCTCAATCCCAAGCTCCTGTAAGATCTGTTCGTAATTCTGCATATAATTATCCTCCTAAACGCCATTTTTAAACCGCTCGTCAGCGGTAATGGATTAAGCCGGATGAACCACCGGCAGGGTAATGGACCATCAGGGAATCGAACCCCGAACCGTCCGGTTATGAGCCGGATGCCCTCACCGATTGGGCGAATGGTCCTTGCGTCCCTGCCGAGAGGATGACAGGGATTAGTATATTGATAAGAAAAGGAGTCCCCGCCCCGTTGCTGGGCGGAAGTGGAGAGTGCCGGCAGCGAACCGGCAATGTTCTGCGCAACTCTCCGTAACCGGCGATGCCGGTTAGCAAGTAACTTTCTCGTGCTATGCTCTGCACTATGCCCCGGGGGTGGGGCAGTCGCACGCCGGAAATTGCATCCGCTTTTCAACCTCCCCGATCATGCCGGGTTTCTCTTAAGGGCGTGAGTGCCGTACGAATAAAGGAGGTATGGCAACAAAAAGCATGGTCCCGTATGGGAGTGGGGGTCCATAATATCCCCACGTTTTTATTTTACCATATCCCAAAATTCGTTTTACCCCCACATTTTAGGCTAATCTCCGAGCTTGCGGATATATCTCTGTATCTCCTGCCGCTCATCCGTAAAATCGCTGTCCATGACCATCGAAGAGAGCATGTCATACACCTCCACCATCAGCCGCCCAACGCACTCCATGAGCTTGTCACGGTGTGCCTGATCGCCGTTCTGTTTGTACGCCTGTTTCGCAGCAATGTAGCGATCATACAGGGAATCGATGTTGTGATCATATCTCCCATTGGAGTATTTTTTGATCACATCCTCCGCCACGTCAGCAACACGGCTTTCTTCCCACTCTTTTCCGTCCATCTTTTCCAGATAGCAGATTGCCGCCGTGAGCTTATAGATCACATCCAGCCGCGATGCCGTCAGGTTGTTCACAGCTTCCTTTGCTTCCAGATTCAGCTGATCCTTAAGCTTATTTATCAGCTCTTTCATGCTTCATCCCTCCCTTCATTTTCTTTTTGTATTTATCGTGGAGTGGCTTCTGACTCTCCATGATGTATATCGGATCATATCCGGCGGTAATAAGGTCTGTTATGATCCGTTCCAGCCGCTCAAGTTCGTTATCCACATCACACACGAGGTTATCCACAAATATAGCATCTGCAACATTTCCCGTGCTTCTGAGAGCTGTCGCATACTTCTGATACACGTCCTTTGTGGACTGCTCCCATGCGAGATGTGCAGAGAATCCATCTTCCACCGCTTTCTGTTTGGTAGACTTTCCTACACTCATGCGGTTTGCAGACTGCCACGCTTCTGGGATCATCTGCACGTTCCCCTCGAAGGTGTCGCGGATCAGCTTCCCGTGGTGATTGATATAGTAATGTGCAGTTTTGCGGCGTTCCTCACTCTCAGCAAAATACTGATACAGGTGGAACCGCTTATAACCGCTCAATCCGAGAAAATCGAAATAATCCGACATCTGATCATGAATCATGATCGCTGCGATCTGCCGCGCGTTGATCTCAGAGAAAACATCTTCCACGCTTTTTACATCCATCTTGCTTCGGAAGGCAATCATCGTGATCACCTCCTATGCCAGTTTCTTGATGATGACGTTCGCGTCCTTCACGAGTACCGCGCCCGCGGAAATGTTCCCAATCGATACCGTGAGGGATGAGCCAGCCGGGACCGGTATCAGTGTGGACGCTCCGACATTCTGGTATGTGTTCGCCGTTACAACTGTGTAATCCATCTCTGTTCCGCCGATCGCCTCGCCATTGAGTTCAATCACAAGGGCCGTTGCTCCTGCTGCCGCCGCGGTCACGTTGCCGTTGAACTCCACCTCTACCGCCATCGGGAGGTTTGTGCGGTTCGTGATCGTAAAAAGCCCGCTCCCCTTGACATGGTTCAGCCACCCGCTGGAGCATCCGCATCTTCTGGATTTCACACGGGTGTCGTTAAAGATAACGTTCTGGTTTGCTGCCACTGTCTGTTCTGTCTTTGCTATAACATTAAGCATAGTATTTCTCCTTTCAAAAAATAAGGAGTCGAATCCGACTCCTTATCGATGCGCAAGACTACTTTGTAGCTATGGATTCTTCCAACATGCTTATAATTCTGTTTTGGTTTGCGATAATCTTATCCAGATACTTCCGATCCTGCTCTTGGAGATGCTTCGCAATGTCGGCGTTGCTTGCCTGCGACAAATCACTTTCGTAATTCATCACCTGCAAGAATACGCCGAACAAATTTAGCATGTCCAGAGTGGTCAGTTCATTCGGATTTCTCACAGTACATTCCCGCCGTTTCCGCAGCATCCGCCAAATCCGGACATATTATATGCAAAATACGGGGAGCATGTAATATAAGCCGGTGTCGGTGTCGGTCTTACCGCATCAACGATGTTCTTGGTCTGGTTGACCTGGGAGATCTGCCAATACGCTGTCTGGAGGTCTCTGTCACGGTCCGCAATCTTGTCGCGAAGTCCCTGGATGGTGTTCTCCTGCATGAGCTGGCGTGTTGCCTGTCCGTCTGCAAGGACAGTTTCCTTGATGTCACAGCAACACTGCGCAAGCTGTGCCTGCGTGTTCTGCGCCATCAGTGCCGCATCATACCGGTTCTGTAAGATCTCTTTCTGTGTTTCGCAGCAACACTGCTGAGACTGAGCACCTAACTGCTGCATTCCGAGCTGCGTTGTATATCTGCTCTCAAGTACATCTCTCTGGGTCTGACATGCTGTGTTGGATACGTTCTGATTTGTGTTGAAGATGTCGCGCTTCACAAACTCATCCGAAATGAAATTGTCCTGCACGCCGTTTTCAACACCGCCGCGGTTCCATCCGCCCATCATCGGGAAGAGGAACGCAATCAGAATGATCCAGATCCACCAGCCGCCACCGCCCCACATATCGTTGCATGTGTCGTTTCTGGTTACTGCCGCCACATCCGCAGCGGATAACATTCCCTCATTCATGTGGTTTTCTCCTTGCTTAAGATTTATCATGAGCCGTTGCGCACCCGGCTGTGATAGCGAATTATCGTTTTGTTGAGGTCAACAAAATCATCATTTCATCATCCCAGTAAACTGCCCGGGATCCATTCCGTTCTGTTGGCACATCTGGTTAAATACCTGTTCCGGGTTCTTCCCCCGGCACATGTCCATTGCCTTTTTTATATTCGGGTGCTGCTGTGCCATGACATTTAGTGCCGCCTGTGGGTTCCCTGTCTGCCGGATCTGGTTCACGACCTGCATAGCCTGCATCATTGCCGTCATAGGATTGTTTCCTCCGGCTCCGCCCATCATGCTGAGTAATGGATTCATGCTTTGTCCTCCTTCTTCTCTTCTGGCTTTTCGCCCAGTCTGTCAAGGAGTGCGTTGAACTCCTCACGGGTAACATAATCCCCGGTAGGAGCCGCTGGAGCCGCTTGCGGGGCTGTCAATGTGCTTAATGGGATTTCCTTAAATGCGAATGCTTTAAGTGTCGCGCTCCCCATTCCATCGACAGATTTGACGTAAAACATTGGGCTGTTGTTGTCCATCATCCACGCTGTCTGTCCCGGCTGTACGATCTGATTCCTTGCTCCTTCGATTCCAGCTACCTGAATCCAATTCACATTTTGCATCGGCACTGTCTGCCGCGGCTGTGTTGCCTGTTCCATCTGCTGGATGCGCTGTTGTAATGCCGCCTGATCTGCCATATATCCGCCCATTCCATAAGGAGTATATGCATTCATGCGCTCCCCTCCTTCCTCTGCTTCCATTATGGCATGTGAGAATGGCAGAAAACAGTTCATGAAAATACACAAAAAGTATAAAAAAAGAGCAAAAAGAAAAGAGCTTGCGCATTTACAAGCTCTTTCTGTACATTTATTTAATTTTATTGGCATAATCGTATGATCTTATCGTTCACTCGGCGGCTGATCCGCTTAGCTGTCGACACGCTGATGTTCATTTTCTCCGCACACGTTTCTAATGGTATCCCCTTGCTCCGATACTCAAATAGAGCTCTTTCATCAGCCGTAAAATTGGCAAGCTGCCGGAAACGTTCCAGCTCCGGCACTGTGAACTGATAGATTTTCAAGGCAATTCCCCTTATTTTTCCGTCAAAGCTTGGATAAGTTCGTCCCTCGTTTTTTTTAAACCCTCAATATTGTTTCCGGTGATCTTGTTCTCAATGAGATTGAACATGCTTCTCATTAAAAGCTGCGTATCTTCCCGATTCGCGTTGATAGAGGCATAATCGTTATTAAGCTTCTCTTTGATGTCTTTGATGTCTGTCTCAATGGCACCTACACGGCTTTCAATGTCCTTCTGTGGCTGTTTCGCCGACTTGTATGCCTTATAGATCACACTGCAAGCCGCGCCGATGACTGTAATTCCGCTGCATATCGACAGGAATTCTTTTATGATTTCAAGCTCTCCCACTCATTTATCCTCCATCGCATTTTGATATCTTCGCGCCGCCCCGCGTGCTTTCGCTGCCTGTTCTCTTCCCCATCTGGCAATTCTCAGACGATCCGCCAGCGGTCGAAGATCGTTGTCATCGCAAAACTGATTGTATGCCGCGTTCTGGCGCTGTAAGAGATATGATTTTCTATCAAGCTCCATTTGCAGCGCTGCTTTTGCCTGTGGATCCTTGCAGGCTTCCACGGCTGTCTGCATCCCGGAAACAATCCGCTTTGTCTTCCGGATCCTCCGCTCAAGCATTCGCTGGCGCTGTTCGAGCTTTTCTATTCTCTCACTCTCTTCTGTTTCGATGTCCGTATATGGGTTGTTCTCACCGTCTCCGGACCCGAAGCTGTGGCGGCAGTTCCACCCACACAGCCCCTCGCCGCTCCCGTATCCAGTGACGGAAAACGGTGGAAAACGCTTGTCTCTGCCTGATCTGGAATAGAATTTTCCTTGCCACCACATATGATTGCCGGGGTTCTCTCCGCCGTCTCCGGTTCGCGCTCCTAAGTGCGCCGAAACAAGGATGATGTCCCAGTCCATCTCTTCCATACGTGCCAGGCTGATCGCGCCGGTTGCCTGTCCCACTCCGGTACGCACCGCCCGGGCGGTGGCTGTCTCGATCGTATCGCGATGGATCTTCCCTGTTTCAGCGTTGGTGTAGTTGACATATACGCCGCTGGATACCACCTCGTCAACCGCTTCCCTGACCGCCTGTGTGTACGATACCGCGCCGATTGTAACCTTGTGGTATGCGGTGTCGCAGGAGTTGACAAAAAGCTTCTGCGCCGCGTCTGCGGTCGTCCTCGTGTAGTTATTCCACTCTCCGAGGGTTGCCTCATAGTTGCGTTGCATCAATCGGATCAGCTCTGGAGACTCCATGAGCGGGAGTGGGGAAAGTCCGGCGGCTTCATAGATCTTATCATCCGCCTCTACTGCCTTGATTCCCGCTTCTTCCATCGCTTCCTTGATTTCCTTCTGCTGGAGCTTTGTCCGCTTCGCGATCTCCGGGATGATCTCCTCCATCAGCGCGCCGGAGTCCTGCATGATTTCAATCTGCCAGCGATCGGCGGAGGTAAAAAGATATTCATCGCCGCGCCCGATCCGGATCATCATGCGTTCCACGATCTTCCGGAGGATATAGCTGTGAAGGTCTGCGGCAATCTCTTCCGCCCCCTCCGCTATGCGCTGTAAGTATGCCGGTTCGAGCATTCCATCACCTCACTATTCCTCCTGGAACAGCCGATTGCCTTCCTCCGGCTGCGCTTCTGCGATCATCGCCTTCGCATCCTCTTCGCTCATGCCCTCGAACTTCTGGAAGTACATCCACGCCGGGACCTTGCCCTGAATGACATACTGCCACCAACGGGCGCGATCCTCTTCACGGTTGTATGTGATGTCTCCGAAATCGTATGTTGTCTCATACTCTCCTGCCGGTGTGATCCCGTAGAGATCCGCGTACACGCTCAGGGCATATAGCGCGCCATCTAAGGCGCTTTCCAGTTTGTCGCGCACATCCTTAATGAACTGGATTGTGCGCTGATCCTCAGCCTCTACCTGTGTCGCCGTCACCATGCCAGTCTTTTCGTTGAACACAAAATAACCGTTGCTGAATCCACACTTGTATCCGATCTGGGAGAGAAGCGCGTTGATTCCGGACAGCCGCACATCCGTGTTGAGCTGAGGATTGATCTCCGCATAAAACTCTTTTGCGTCATTCCCGAATACATTCTTGACGTATCTCGGGAGCCCCATCTCCTTCCTCTGCGCTTTCATCGCATCAGACGCGCGCCCCGTAAGCTTCTGCCCGTCCGGCATCAACAGGCGATCATCCGCGAGGATGATTTTCTGACTGTCCCAGATCTCGCCAGCGTTGCGGCTGTATGCGACATCCAGATCTTTCAGCTCCTCGATCGCCTCAGTGAACACTGGCAGCCCCAACGGGATTTCTATATCCACATTATTCGCCGCTGGCATCCGCAGGAGTCCGAACATGGGACCATCTAACCTCTCGCCATTTGCTTTGAGGATCGGCGGTGTATCATCGATCATACCCGCCCATTTCGTTTTCGACAGTGGAATCGGGTCCCCGATATCTTCCGCCGCCCGTGACACATACGCGCGATTACTGATATAGTAAGGGTATGTGGTTGTCTCGCCCTCTGTAGTCTCCACAAAGCGATGGTATTCAAGGCGCGTATAGAATCGATCCTGATCCGTATATGTATCCTTGAAGATGATCCCCTTCACGCCCAAGTTGTCGTACTCCACGAGCAAGATGTCTTTCGGCGTGAACAGATCCAGGCTGTCCCCGTTCGGCTTGAGGAAAACAGTTCCGTATGCACATGCGTACTCTGTCCAATCGCGGAGTCGGAAATACACAGCGTCAATCTGCTTCTGTAGCCATTCCGCTCTTGCACTCCCCTCGATCGTGATTCCGATCGCCAGCGTTGCAAGTCTTGCTGTCTCGGAACATACCGATTTTGCAAAGTTGATCGTGCGGATGTCATTCTCTTCGCTCAGCCACGGTGGCAGACCTATATAGATGTTCGCGCACTTCTTTATCACGTCTTCCATCGCGGGAGACATGACAGATTTTACCTTAAAATCATCTTCGGCTTTCTTCTTAAAAATCATATCGATCCACCTTTTTAGCGTTGATAACAGTCCCATATGTCACCGCCTTGCCGCGTATTTGATATACTCCAGCGGGAGAAGGACATTGCACTTTTTCAGAATTTCTTTTCTGAGTCCTTCCGGAGTAAAAATCCTATTCTTAATCAGCATTCCTATGACTTCGCCTATGATCTCATCATCTTCAAGTGTCTTTTCACTTTTTTCGTCAATATAAACATACTCATTTAAAAATGTGGCAATTCTTTCCCTTACGATCTTGTCCATTATGCGCTGCTTCCTCTTCTCTTCCACTTGGTTTCCGTTGCGTATCTGGTTGCATCTATGAGATGGTTGTTCTTGTCCGGGTACCCACTGATAATATTCCCATCCTTGTCGCGCTCATACTCGTATTTTTCGAACTCTTCGCAGACGTTCGGAGTGCGATTCGGATCTATCACAAGTTTCTTCCCCTGTAGCCACTTCATCGAATATTCAACGCTTCCCGGTCCCTTCTCTGCCCCTCTGGCGGGTAGTCCGGCGTCTCTGTAGTCATTCACGGACTTATTTTCCGCACTATCGCATGTGATCACATAGTCCGTGTATCCACGCCGTTTGATCTCGTCCGCTGTCCATGTGTTACTCCGCTTGTTTTCATACATCTCATCCAGAAAATAGATAGTTTCTCGCGCCTCATCGTAATGCAGACGAACAAACGCATATTTGTCCGGATACCATCCCCAGTCAACACCCTGGTAAATTCGATCCATATGGCGGATCTCTTCATCCGTGATGGTTCGCTCCTCGATGAACTCAAACACATTGCCGCCGTTTCCGTTGGCTACGCCCATGTATTCGTTCTCGTAAGCGTTTGGATTGACTTCTTTTAGATGTTCCGCATCGTTAATGAACTGGTCACCCAGCCAATCCGCAGGAACATCCTTGTATGTGCTATGGACAACAACCGCGGAATCATCCTTGAACTCTGCTTCTTCTGTGTACTCATTCGCCCAATTATTTTTACTCCGCGGCGGGTTGAAGCTCTTAAACTTGTACGCTTTGTTTCCGCCTCGGATTGCGGACTGCTGAATATTTCGCACTTCTTCCGGACCGGCGAACTGATCCAACTCCTCAAACCACACGATTCCGATATAGCCAAACTCCGGTTTGATGGACTTAATCTTGAGTGGATCATCTGCGCCTCTGAAATAAATCTTCTGCCCGGTCGGCTTGTATGTGATCTCAAATGGGGATGACTTGAACCGGAATTCTACGTCGAGTCCCAGCTTTGAGATTGCCCATTTGAGCTGTGCATATACGGAATCCTTAATTGTGTTCCCGACTTTTCGCAGCACAAGTGCGTGCATATCCGGGTGATTTTTCAGTAGCTCCGGAATGATGCACGAAATCCCGGAGGACTTCGTGGATCCACGTCCGCCGGGCAAAATGTATTCGGTATGCAAGCCGCGCCGCACGTCACGGATCATCGGGTGGAACACGTCAGCGATGATGTCCAGGTCCATGTGGTACTCTTGTGACAGTCTCGCCGCTTCTTCTGCTTTCTTCTCTTCTTCTCTCTTCTCTTTGATGGTGAGCGTTTTCTCGAGATCTGACATCGCCTTGAGCTGCTCGGAGAACGCCGGAGTGAATCCGAATGAATCCTTGAGCTCTCCACGTGCGATCATAGCGCGCCGCCGCTGGATGTCCGCCAGAGACATGATGTCCGTGCCGTTCTGCTTGTCCAGCTCAGCTTGCTTCTCGGCTATATACGCTAATACGTCAGCATTTTTTAACAGTCTGCATCCCTCTGCTTCTGGCTTCTTATATCCAGCTTTTCTCGCCGCATCGGTTGCGTTCCCACCATTTTTTACGAAATTTTTTGCGAACGCTTCCCGCCTTGGCGTAAGTTTCACCATGTGCTCACCATCCCATTTTAGTTATCGTTTGCTCTTCTCAGTCTCTCATTTACGATAATCTGGCATCCGCAACTTGGGCAGTCAAAAGCATCGTATATGATCGGTTTTTCTGTCCCTCCGAACGCGGCCGCCATTCCTGTTGTTTTATTGCCAACCGCGGTATATCTTCTCCATGTTGTCGGGCGGAATTTAATCCCGCACACTTTGCATTTAAGCATCTCCCCGTTGTATCCAGTCGTTACAATGTCCCTCTCCATGTTTCTCCTCCTATTCCCATCCTTGTGATTGTTCCCATATCTCCTTGAGGGTCAGCACGACATCCGCCTGTGATGCCGTCCTAAGTATCTCCAGATCTCTCATCTTCCATTTGCCCTTGCCGTATTCCATCACGGGCGTGCTCAGACTCCACATGGTTATCATGCGGCCTTGGTCCGCGCTGTAGAACTGGCTGCTTCCAATCTTGATCACAAGCCCCGTTGATAAGATTGCTCTCTGTAATTTCTTTACGATTGCGCTGAGATTTGGCATATGATCCCCCTTTGTATCATTTTATCATCTCTCCTGTCGCAAAATCGCCCCCACATTTTCCTAACAAAAAAAGACCCGAACTCGTATATAATTCTTACAAGTTCGGATCTTTTTTAGTTTATTACTATCCTCCAGGGCTTTTCGGCTATACACTAATCTTCATTCTCCCAACCGCTGAATGGGCACGTTTCGCACCGGCATTGTAACTCCCCATCATCGTCAATGTAATAATCATCCCCATATCCGCTACACTCGTAGCAATAATCTTGATCGTGCATCCGTATCATCTCCTTATGCAAATTTCAGTTTTAGTTAACACCTTTCATGTAACAGCCCCAGAACGTCTTAGATGCTTTCCCGCTCCGGTGTCCAAACAATGGCCTTTTGCCTATCGCATTCCAGACATCTGCTGCCGGAATCTGATACTCAGACCATTTAAAAATTAACACTCCGTCCGGCTTAAGAACTCTCATACACTCCTGAAAACCATCATGAAGCATTTTTGGCCAGTTCTCATCCAATCTGCCATACTTTTTAGTCAGCCACGCTGTGTCACCCGCATCCTTTAGATGCGGCGGATCAAATATCACCAACGGAAAGGTGTTATCCGGGAACGGTAAGCATGTGAAATCGCACTGAACATCTGGAGATATCACACATTTCCGTTCAGGCTTTCCATTTTCCGATTTCCAAATACCGCGAATATCCTCACTTCGTTTGTCACAAAACACTGCTGCCGGGTTGTTTTTATCAAACCAGATGGTCTTTGACCCACATGTGACGTCCAGAATCTTTTTCCCTTCCATTTTCTCCACCATCTGCTCCAAATCTTAATTTAGCTTACTTTTTCCACAATATTTTTGATAAGATATTTAATAATTTCTGCCTGTGTACGTTCTTTATCAGCGTAATGGACTATATCATCAGTCAAGAATTCCGGATTCACACTGAGCATATATTTTTGTATCATGCAAGAACGTTCCGCCTTATTAAACGGTTCAAATTTAATCTGCATCTGAAATCTACGAAGTAACGCTTTATCCAATCTGTCTGCTCTGTTTGTTGCAGCAATCACGATTTGACCATCTACCATCCCATCCAAAGCTTGCATTAAGGCTATTGTGGTTCTGCCTAATTCCCCATCTGCGCCGGTATCATGTCCTCTTTCCAGCCCGATACAATCAATCTCATCCAGCATAAGAACGCATTTCTGTCCCTTGCAGTAGTCAAATACTCTTTGAAGATTCTGTGCTGTTTTTCCCATATAAGATTCAATCAGATATGAAAAGTTCAGATATGCATATGGTAATCCAAGTTTATAGGCTGTGTACTTTGCAAATTCTGTCTTTCCTGTTCCTGGGGCTCCATATATCAATGTGCTATTCATATAAGGAATTCCATACTCAAGCATTTTTGTAGTTGTTATAACGCCCCTCTCAATTTGTTTAAACAGTTCTTTTTGCTGATTACCGAGATAGTATCTATCCTCTCTGAAATCAGAAACATCCTTCATATAGAGTAGCCCTCTTAGATTAGCAGGAAGCTCAAACATATTAGTAGAACCGTTCTCAAGAAGTTTCTTATAATACGCTGTTTTTCCTGCATTTTTTTTAGTATTATCATTCAAACAACAACATATAGCTTCTTTTTTCGCATCCTGTATTCTATTCTCTGCCAATGCCTTAATGCATGACAACATATGATCATCCATTCCCATTTCTCAACTCATCCCTTTCTCCACTAAATCTCAAATCACTCTGCGTAATAAAAGCAGTTTCCGTTGCATGTTTCGTATCCGAGTGGGCAATCATCCAAGTCCAGAGGGCTTCTGTGATTCTTATCGACCTCGCAACAAGCGCCATCCGGTAAGCAGTAAACTTCTATTCCATCTTGAATCATTAACATAGTTATCGACTCCTTCAAATCTTAATTTTTCACATTCTTCCCATTTTTTAAAGGTCATACATTGGTACTCCAGTCCAGTTTCTGCCTGCATTTCCAGCAATACGTGTTTTTTTCTTTCGGTTCTGATCCGTCAGAATTGTAAAACTCCGTTTTAATCTGATCTGCCCCGCATGAAGGACATGTATACGGCGTTCCATACGCCTGCTGCTGATATAGTATTTTTTGCGGCTTTTCGTCCTCGTTAAGATCATCTAATAGTTCGTCGATCATCTCCTGTACGTCTTTTGCGTAGATTCCATCGTATTCACCGTAGCTTGCATATTCCTTTTGTAACCGGATCAGCTTATCTTTTACTCTGCTCACTTTGTTCTCCTACTTCCTTTCAGCATCAGCAAGTTGCTTCTTAGCGAGTTTAAACGCAATCATGTATATATCTATTATGCCGGTATCTCTTTTCCCCAGTTCTCCGGCAAACTCCCAACTATCAGATATTAAATCCTCAAGTTTTTCTTGCCCGTCTGGAGCAATTCCGTGACCATCATCAAATCCTTCCATGATTTCATCAATATCAGATTCTATTTCCTCTATGTCATATCCTGCTTCTGCTAATTCCTTTTCAAGTTCCTGCCTTGCCCCGTTTTCATCCCAGAAGTACAACGGGCGGCTCATGCAGTCAATTTTTTGTTTAAAATATCCGATATTATTCACAAAATCTGAGAATTTTTCGTAGATCATATTGTTATAGTTACTTGCGATTAACTCTCCCAGATCTCCAGAAATATGAAGCCTGAAATAGTCCTCTTCGAAGAGGAAACGAATTCGATACTCAATTGACCCCGGCTTTTTGAAATCCAGAATTTTGATATTGCCATAATCTGTGAATGTTGCTTTGTGATTTTTAAATCGTTCTATTACTTTCTTTTTATCCATCTTTTTCTCCTTATGCGCTCAACCTCTCGCGTACGCTTCTCAGTGACTCCGTTGTGGACTGAGCGTAATACATACTGGTGACTGCCGGTGACGCGTGCCCGAGGATCTCTTGGATAATGCCGATATCAAGGCCGTGCTGCTTGAGATCCATTCCCAGTGTCTTACGCATCTTGTGCGGATACACACGGCACTGGATCTTCGCGCGCTTGCCAATTTTTCGCATGATAGTCCGGTACGTTGCCGTCCCCATCCTCCCTTGCTTTGCGCCTACGGTCTGCGTAAAGAGGTACGGGCTGTTATCCTTTCTCTCATCAAGATACGCTGCAAGATAATATCTTGCCTCTGCATCCAGATATAATGTTCTGGCACGTCCGCCCTTCTCACCAATGATCGGGATGTCCCCGGTATGCATATCCACTTGATCCAGGCGGATATCTGCGATCTCGCCTACACGCGCACCCGTGGAACGGAATACCTCGATAATGGCACGATCCCGCTTCGTTTTGCACGCGTCCCGCAGCTCAATGATCTCCTCCCGGCTATAGTAGTCAATTTTCCCCATAACAACCTTTTTCGCGTCCACATTATCCACGGGGTTGTCCTGTATGATCTTTGACTTCCGCATCCATGTAAAGAATGCAGAGAGATTCCGGCGCTCGTTATTGTAGGTTCGGTTCGTGATCTGTTCCGTCCTCACGCCTTTGTGCTTCTCGTACTGTGCCAGATACCAATCAATATCCAGCGTGTCGATAAGATCCAGACGTTTCCCTGTAGCCAGCACCAAGCGGCGTACCGATCCCATATACGCCTCAATCGTGCGCTTTTTTAGGTGACGTTTCTGGATCATAAAGAGCTGCACGAGATAGGCATTGCGCTGATCCACGCTACTTTTAACCTCTGCCGGAAGAGTCGTGATCTCCTCGACATTTACCTTCATAAGCTCATTAGCCAACACAAGCTCCAATACATCAAGGGCTTCTCTGTCCTGGATATATACGGACATCGTAACGGTTACATTATTGATAATATCGGATTTAATGTTACTCATAAGTACCTCCTTGACTTTGGCGCTCAAGTCGGCTATAATGGACTTAAGCAAATGTCTTTAGCGGCGGAATCATCTTGGCGGGTGGTCCGCCGCTTTTGTCTTTTTCTTAATTCTTAATACGCTAAAGCAAGACAGCTCTTAACATTACTTTCCTCCTATAGGTCTAATGTAGGCCTTCCAAGCGCACTCAGCCTCTGCATAAGCTCATTCCAGTTCGGGATGATGTCCGTTGCATCAACATGATATCGCTTGATTTTGTACAGCTGCGCAACTTCCTCTTCGACGCAGCATCCTGGGAAATATCCATATGTGCCCACACCGATGTATACATCTGCCGTGCTCAGCATCTCCAGTGATTTTCCAAGATACCACACAGCGCTGGTCTTTGCTCCTTCCGGCGGCTCCTCTGGAATCCATGTATCAATCATTTCCAGCTCCTCACCCTCATATGCTTCCGCGATTCTCTTCATTTTTGCGAAGCTCTCGCGGATCTCTTCCTCTGTTCTTCCTCTCATCGGTACACTTGCGAATAATTTTTTCATATAGATTCTCCTTTCTCAAATTTCAGTTTGGGTAATATTTCCCGCATCTAAATAAATGCACCCATCCATTTCGTAGCGTCCGGCTTCCCAATCTACCGTAAACTCTTCCCAATCATCAATATATCTGCCGATTACACTATCCTGTTCGATCAAGAAAAACAGATCCTTATTCTTTTCTGGATCAGACAGCCCACAAAAGACGTACTTTCCTTCCTCTGCCTTACTCTTGTACACGTAAGCGATTTCACCGTCCATAAGCTCATAAATGTTTTTCCAAAGTTCGTGGTCCTTTCCTTGGATAGCACATCTGTCGAGCATTTCTTTTGTTCTGAGGATTGCTTTTCCCATTCTCTGTCACTCCAATCTTAATTTTCATCTTCTAATGCTGAATTAAATGAATCACTCAAATCTTAATTTTGGTTGCTTTCTAACCGTTTAGCGGCCTCGTTCATCAGACTCTCAAAATTGGATATCGGCATCCCCATGACCTCATTTCCAATTCTGTATCCATACGCAGTGCGGCTCAAGCATCTTAATTCTTCTATGATTTTCTCTGTTTTATCATCTTCATAATTGTGCATATGTGAGCGTTCATGCATCTCGCATTCAGTAATGGTATTAAATTCTCTATAGCAATACTCACATGTGTATGTAATGTTTTTATTCGGCATTTTTCTATTTTCCTCCAAATCTTAAAAGGTCATCTGCACCATCTAAGAAATCCTCATAGACCTTACAATCCTTGCAGGTTTGCTCGTTGCATTTCGGGATGTAGTTACAATATGGACATCTCGTAACATCCTCCAATCTTAATTTTTTTTCCTTAACCACTTTTATTTTTCGACCACACGCCGGGCAATAAATCATCTTGTTATCTTCCGGCGTTCCAGCTTCCAAGTACCAGGGATTTCTGCAAGAAGTATCATAGGCGTTAAATTCCGCATCTATTAGTGTCCACTCACACCAACCCGGATCATCTTTTCCATCCTCATGGAGATCCGCTCGATGCTCTTCTGTTCGAGATCCATTGCTCATCACCTCCGGTTTCCAATCCTCGCATCTCAGTTCATTTTCTGCCTTGCTCCAGTCGCAGGCGTACTCATATAAGCAGTTATCACATCTCTTTGGTGTCATGCTCTTCTTACTCCTCATCCTTAATTCCTTTCCAGTCGATCCGCTGCCCGCAGTAAGGGCAGTAAGCATAGCGATTATCAATCTCGTGATGGCAATTACAACGCGGGCATACCCATGTGTCATACTCTGGCTTGTCATCCAGATCGCTGTCGCGATCCCAAAACATCTCTAATGTGGGTTTTTTCGGATCGCCTTTCTCAATGGCTGCCTCCAACCCCCACAGTCTCTCATCATCCTTAATTTTCGGCGTGATCTCAACCGTTCCGAATGCTTCTATCTTGATTTCCATGCTATCACTCCTCTCCGAACTCCATGCTGAGCTGCCCCTCAACATTCTTATCTTCCATCCACCAATGGAACACATCCTCGGCGCTTTTCCACCGTGTTTCTTTTCCGGCTGCGTGGATCGCCTCCAGCATCTTACCGAATGCTCTTATATAGGCTTGCTGGTATGTGGGGAAGTCTGCGAACTCCTTGTATCTGTACTTTCCGGCCATTGGGCACCCGATACAGCCAACACGGTAGTATCCCATTTTGTACAGATCATTGTGGGATGGGCATTCGTTCCAGTAGTATTCCCAGATGTCACTGTCCGGCCAATCGACAATCGGATTGACGATCATATCTCCCTTGATCTTGCACGTCTCAATCAGCGCTCTTTTCCTATCGTTTTCGCTCATCAGCAAGATCTTTTCTGCCGACTTTTTCCCACTGGGTTCGATGTCCTGACGGTTCTTTCTCTTGTTGCTCTCGGCCCATCGCACTCCGGTAGCCACAAAGCGATTGGGGTTGACGTTTTCCTTGTACTCCACACAGCAGTAACGCTGCATTCTGCAAGGTGGCATCTTCTTGTGTGGAATAAGCTGCCACATCGTCATCTTCGGGTGGTGGATCGTTGCCGTGATTCCTGCCTCCTCGAGCCGCGCAAACGTCTCTGTGATGTGTCGCACTGTCGGCGGCGCGTCCACGGTTGTCAGACCGTGTGAAACCTCGAACGGAACACCGGATCTTTTGAAAAGCTCTAACATCACATCGCTATCTTTTCCGCCGGAGTATGTACAGATCAGCGGTTTCCCGTAGTGATGTAAGCTCATCTCTGAGGCTATCTTGATTCTCTCGATACTCTTCTGTTCTAAGTCCATTTCACTCCTCCATCAGTTCCTATAGTTATCGAACTCATTCCCGATCACCTCGAAGTGCTCACAGTCCCACTTATCCAGTGGTGACGGCTCATCCGTCAACTCCTGCCAATATGGGGGCCGGCGCGTCACGAATCCGCAGCCTTCCCATCTCACGACTACCCGTATTTCGATCTCAGGATAATCCGGATCCAGAGGTCCGGAGAGAATGTCGTGTTCGAAGATAGGCTTACCATTCTTGTCCCGGAGTCCGGTGCACTGGCAGATGGTGTCAGGACATACCTCGTATGCAAATGGTCTTCCGGCGCTGTTGCTGATATACCACCGTTTTCCATCCGTGCTGTTACTGATATATCCATGTCTCCATCCGCCGCCTGTGGTTATCCCACGGTATCTATAGCGCTCATTCATTATCTCTTATCCTCCGCCATCTTTGTCAGCTCTCCCAATTCATGATTTTTGGGTTTCCACAGATGCAAGCAGTTTTCGGCTACGTTCACATACTGGCTCTTTTTCGGGTGTATCTGATATGCTTCCTCTTCCTCATCGAAAAAGATGTCCTTCAAAATACACATGTCATTCCATGTTGGAGTCCTGAACTGTTTCTTCGGAGATATAGAGACATGCTCATATCCATCTTCGTTCTCGCCCCAGATCACGCTACACGTACCGCAGTCAGGGAGTTTCACCCATGCGATATGCAGTGGGAACATGATTTCATGTCCCCATATGTACTTGTTACTTAAAATCTCATTAAGATCTCTCATCTATCTCACCCTCCCTATGCTTGTCGCAATCATCCAGAATCCAAATTCAGCCGCCGCAGATGTTAACGCTAAAGTTACCAGAAACACAATCGCGCCTTTTACGTCCTCATCGTCACAAGCCATCATGACTGACATAGCTACGCCTATCGCCATCACGATGAGCCAAAAACCAATTAAAAATCTAATCATTCCTCTTTCTCCCTATACGGTTCTGGCAACGGCATCCAAGCAACGATTCCTTTGGCGTATGCGAAATCGTTATCCACCGGGCGGAATTTTATGCCCTCCTGTGATGTGCCGCCACACTCAGCGATGTCTGGAATTGAAATTCCCTCAAGTGAAACCAGCACCATCGATCCGGATTCCGGCAACCGCTCCGTCACTGGGATCCACCGCGTTCTCTCCTGCGCTTTCTCGATCTTCTCCGACAGCTTAGCAACCTTCTCCAGCATCTTCCTTGCTTCTTCCTGCGTCTCCGCATTCAGCTTGCCGATCTCGTCCGGCATCAGCCCGGTGTCCTCGTAGGCTCCGAGTTTCTGGATCGCTCGATAGAGCACATCGAATATAGTGCATCCACTCCGAACCAAAAGCGGCGGGTTCCATTCCATTTCTTTCAGCGTATAGATCTTGTTATCGTTCTTTTCTGTCAGTCTGTTCATTTTCTGCCTCCCACAACATTCTATCCACCGCCAACTCAAGGATTCTTATGATTGCCTGGAACTCATTACGAGTCAATAGGCATCCCTTTGTCATGTCGTGGATAATCTTTCTTAAGTATCTATTATCACTTGTTGTTACCAGTTCATTCCCCGTCATGTTCCACCTCCGATCACTTCTTTTTTGCGGAAAACACGATTTCCACAGTAAGCTCGGCGTCACCATAGTCCAGCGTGATAACGCAGTTATCGGTTTTGTTTTCTATGCACATTTCTAAGATGTCTGCGAGGCCTTGCTGAAACTCTCTCGAAAACTCTTTTTCCATTGTCCACACCTCCCTCTTTAGAATTTCTTTTTGACAATTATTCCATAATCGCCGGTCTCTACAAAATAATCCCAAATGACTTCCCTAAATTTCATCCGGCAGTCCTCGCACATGTCAACTTCACGGCTTGCCACTGAACGCGAATCACCGTCTCCAACATACGGGACTGTTTGTCTTATGATTTTACCTCTCAGCTCGGTTTCCTTTCCGCAAATGTCGCACTGATAGATTGTCTTTTGAGTAATTGCCATCTCTCACGCCTCCCACAAGAATCTATTCCATTTCGCGATATCATCCCACATGAAGCTCTCCTCGCATCCATACAGTCCGCGTGGGCTTCTCAGCCGTACCCGTACGAACCGCGGATATACGCCGATCACCTTCGCCTTGCGGTGTACCTCGGCTTTGCTTCCACTTGACGCGTCCGACACCGCTTTGACCGCCCACACCGTCAGCTTATCGCCGATCTTCACGCGGTCCTTCGTCTTCCGGATCCGATTCATGAAGAGCTGCGCCTGTGTGTATCTCTCTAACTTCGCTTCATCCAATGTTAATCCCATGTTCTCTCCTCTGTGCCTTTCTAAGTCCCTTCAGGACGTTTTCTCTCGCCTCGTCCCAGTCCTCCCGGAACTGTTCGTCCACAAGATCCTCAAGCTCGCCCTCGATCCAGATCAGGTATCTGCCATTATGCAGCCTCCCGGCTTTTGCCATGCTGGGTACCCTCCCGACCGGTGCGCCGATCAGGTCCGCGACCTGCTGCCGGGTGCATCTCCGGTAGAGATCTTTTCCCGTTGTAACGTCTTTGATCCCGTATGCAAGCATTCTCGCTCACCTCTTTCTCTTTCCCGTAAGGATGTGTTTTCTTACTCTGTCCCACTCTTCTGCCAGTGATTCCTTGCGCATCTCTGATCGCACTTCTTCGGTTGCAGTGATCACATAACGCCTCTTGTACTTCGCCCCGCTTTTCGCGTATGTGGGTACATGGCTCACATTGAGCCCGATCAGTTTGCTGGCTTCTCCGACTCGGAGTTTTTCCCCGATCGTCTGCCCCGTGTACGTGTCAAGGATGCTGTAGAGCTGAGCTCTCATTCGTTCCACCTCCCTGTCATCCGCAGCCAGTCGTAAAACTCTGCCACGGTTTTCCGCTGATATGCGTAGAAATCATCCGATTTTGCCGGGACCCCGCGCTTACGATCCAGCCGATCATATCCAACACCCTCCGTCAGGCTCTCGTAAATCAGCAGTTCGAGCCCCGGAGCGTTAGAAATTGCGCACTGGAAGAGTCTCAACCGGTCCTCTCGTCCCATCTTCCGGCAGTAATCCCGGACGCGCCTGACATCATCCGGCGGGATCCCATACTCGTTATATCCTCTGTTCCTCGCTCGCATAACGCTCCTTTCCGCCTATGTGCCGCTCCTGCTTGCCATTTCCTGGGCAATCAGAGCATCATAGTCATAATCCCGCTGCTGGAAGTTGGCAAAGCGATTTCTGGGCTTCTCAGTGCCTTTGGCGGTCGATTCCTGCCGCTGGCTTCTTGCCCAGTTCCTCACTGCTGCTTTCCAGTCTTTCATCTTGTTTTTCCCGACATACCAGTTTTTTGACTCGTAGAAATCAACAAAGCGATCAGCATCCACGTTCAAGCCCTTTTCCCGGCAATATTCCCTCACATCCTCCGGGGTGGGTGGCGCGAAGCGCTTTTCTTTAACGCTCGTTAGAGCGTTTTCTTTTGTATCATTTACATTATCATTTACATTTACATTAGGTTTTTCGGTTTCTAACCTATGGTTTTCTGATTCGATAACCATAGGTTCCTCATCTTCACAACCATTGTTTTTAGGTCTGCCGCCCATCATGCCGTTTGCTTTCCGCTTAACGTTGGCATCTATCTGCGGTTTCGCCATCTGAAATATGACTTTCGCCATTGCGTTCGCGTTCTGATCCGGCGCCGTATCATCCAGACCATAGTCAATGATCGCCCACAGCGCCTCTAACTGCTGTTCTTTCGGCATCAGCTTGATCGCCTCAGCGAATGAGCTATAAAAAACCATGCTGTCTCTCGTCATCGGATCACCTCCTCAAGCTCTACTGTAATGTAAGGTTCTTTCTGAGAGACGGAGAAGGTGTCCGTGAATCCGCAAACCTCTTTCCATCCATCGTTGGCAAGCACTCCGCACTCCACCAGCGCGTCCTGGATCACTTTATGCCCGAAACCGGCGATGTTATCGAGATCGCGCCGCCGGTTCGGCTCGTACCAGTGATAATGGATGATGACCGGGTGCTTGATGTGGACCCCGCGGAGCTTGTTGCGGATGCAGAAGACTACCCAGTCCTGTTCCTTCCGTTTCATCCTGCCGCCGCCTTTTGCGTTTCTCCGGCAGGAGTCTATGTATTCGTTGAGCCCTCTCATCCTCCCGGGGATCGTGAAACTGTACTTCATGTGTCCATCTCCATCTGCTGTATTCTGCTTATGAGCTTCTGAGCGCCCCGGCAGGAGGCTCTAATAGATTCCGCCCGCCGGTTCTGCCCTGTCACCCATTCAATCGCTGCACGGCTTCCCTCTTCGTTCTCAGGAGCGATGTAATAGCCTTTTCCATCTGTACAAGTAAGAATTGCTTTTTCTTTCCTCAGACGTTCGATCGCTTCCCGGACGGTCCTGTCTTCGCATCCGGTACAGGCAGAGATATATGAGCGGCTCACAGCCTTTTCTTTTCCGATGTTCAGGCAGTTCCAGACGTCCGCCTCGACTGCTGCCATGTCTACTTTTCTCATTGGCTCCTCCCTTCCGTCCCGGCTCATCACCGGGACAAGAGATATAGTTAAAATGGCACTCAGTAAGGTGTGTGACATGTAATAAGTGCCATCATGAGGCTGTTACAAATATGACTCTCCAAATTCTCGGATGAAGTCCTCTCTGCTGCCGTGATTCTTTTCATAGTCCCGCTGGCAGCGCTGTTTGAGATAATCATCTATCTTGAGATTCTCTCTCGTGTGTTTGAATCTTGCCCCATTCGGATGCAAAGTCGGATGTAATGGGATCACATAGCCGTATGTTTCGGATCGTGACCTATTCGCAACATACGGCTATGTGATCCCATT